TAGAGCAAATCCAAATGCTAGAGATAAGCAAGATGGATTAAATAAAAAAGGAACTGCTTTTTTTAAAGTTAGATATGTTTATACTAAAAATAAGTCGTTAAGTCAGCAAGGTGAAACTAGAGAATTTTGTAAATTAATGATGAGAGCTAGAAAAATATATCGTAAAAAAGACATTATTAATATGGGTTCTAAGGCTGTTAATAAAGGGTGGGGACCGAGAGGTGCTGCTACTTATTCCATTTGGTTGTGGAAGGGCGGTGGTAACTGT